TACCCCTTCATTACCCAGACGCCATGGAACGCATCGGAACGTTTAAAGCCAACACCCGAGGCGGAGTGCGTCGTGGGGGACGAGCTGGGTTGCAGAAGAAAGAACGCGACCAGCGAGTGCCGAGTCTCACTAGCTCGTTGTTTCCGAGCATCGTCAGCGTATCGTCGGCTGAAGGCCCAGTACAGGTATCTGGAAAGGCTGAGGGAGTGACCGCTGTTGAAGTGGAGATTTGGCTGGACGTTGAGCAGAGGTTGACGTCCCACCTCCGGGGTTTCACGTTTGGCGTAGAGCGCGCTGCTTTGACACCACGCGCGCTCATGCAGAAAGCACTCGCCTGGATCCATAAACATCAGGATCATCTTGGCGATGCTGGCCACCCAGTCAGGGCGCATGAGATCTGCTGCTCTGCTATCCTGGCTGCATTGGTCCCCGACAAAGACGAGTTAAAACTCGTTGAATTGTACGGGGACGAATGGCGCATGATGAAAATTCAATGCGCCAATGCAGCCGCCGTGTCCATGACCGACAATCGTCGGCGTATTGGACCGGGATGGAAGGTGTTGGCCGCGGCCCCGGCAATTTTAGGTTTGGGCCTCGCCATGCGTGGGACTAGGGGGGCCGCCGCCGCGTCGATGATTTTGGGCGCGGCCAGAAAAGCGCTGCCTGGCCTTAATTCGGCCGGTATCTTACCAGTGGCGCTGGCGGCAACGACAGCCGTAGCAGAAACATCCGTTGCGGTTGTTGCATACGCGCCTACCCTCAAGCGCGTATGGCGTAGCCTTTGGGCCACGCCCGGGTCGATGGTGAGCAGCCTATCATTGGGGAGCGGCTGCTCGACCAATCCGGAGATTTGAGGGTGCCCAATCCGGGTCCCCGCAGTGTGCGCTTATCCTAAAGAACTTCAGGAGGTGGCTGCATACCACGGGGAGTTCCGACCACCGAATGATTGGGAGCATAATTCCAGGCGGTACATTGTCCGTTTAGTACCTCCTGTGCCTGGGCTTTGGACCTGTTTCACCCACGCGCCATGTGTTTGTAATGAAATAGTTAGTGCGCGTAATAGGGTATTGGGTAAAGTGCCGCTACCGACAACAGCGGGACTGAAAGAGCTTAGGGCGGAAATGAAGGCCATGGCGCGTAGAGCTGGGCATATGGTGCCTTGGACTGACGCACACGTTCTTGAATCCTTTGTGGGTTCAAGACGTGCGCGTTATGTCGAGGCACTTGAGTCCCTCCGTGTTAAGCCTTTGTGTCCGGCCGATGCTCGCATCCAGTCTTTTGTGAAGGCTGAGAAGTTTAACCCCGGGGATAAAGAAAACCCCGACCCAAGGATGATTCAGGCGCGTAGTCCTCGCTACAACATCGCCATATGTCGCTACCTGCGACCGGTTGAACACCATATATATCGTTTGGTTGATTCTGCTGGCGTTAGAATGGTGGCTAAAGGGTTGAACCAGAGAGATCGGGCTCAACTCTTGGTTGACAAGTTTGGTATGTTCGCCGACCCCGTTTGTTTTTCAATTGATTGTAGCAGATGGGATAAGCACGTGTCGAAGAAGATTCTAGAGGTGGAACATTCGTATTATCGTAAGATCTTACCTAACCACCCGGAATTTGACCGGCTCTTAGATCAGCAGCTGGTTAACCGATGTCGTTGCGCGGCGGGCACCAAGTACGTTGTCAATGGTGGGCGGATGTCGGGTGATATAAATACTGCACTCGGTAACTGCCTGCTTATGGTGATGATGGCGCGAGCTGCGATGAAGAGCTTGGGGGTCAGGAGTTATCAATTATTAGATGACGGTGATGACTGCCTGGTCATCGTGGAGCGTGGTGATTTCGATCTTGTTAGGGAGAAATTGCCGGAAAAATATCTGGCTTATGGCCAAGAGTTGAAGATCGAGAACATTGCTTACAAAGTAAGCGAGGTCCTGTTCTGCCAGTCGCGAGTGGTTTTTAACGGAGAGTATCCCATCTTCGTTCGTGACTGGCGTAAAGTGCTTAGCCACGCCTGTTGTGGCACCAAGCATTGGAACGTGCCTGAAGAGGTACGCCCCATGTTAGGCTTGGTTGGGACCTGTGAGTTGGCGCTTGGCGCTGGGGTACCAATACTCCAGGCTTTTGCCCAGGCGTTGATTCGCAACTCCAGAGGTAAGATCGCTAAGATCGTGAACCTGGAGGCAGGTCTTGGCTACCGTATTAAGAATGAGTACGGTCAAGTGGTTGACCTTAGAGGGTTAACCAAAGCACGACAAATCACGGCAGAATCCCGCGTTTCTTTTGAAGACGCATTTGGGGTGCCGATTTGGGAACAGGAGGCCATTGAGTCCATATTAGATCGATGGACTATAACCACCGAAGTGGCCAAGGACGTTCCGACTGAGTGGGACTACAGTTGGAATGATTATCGACAACTCGAAGTGCTTTTGCCGGAATTGTTCTAGGATAGGGGAGGGGCCCCGAATTACGCCGCGTGCGCTATATGCGCTGGCTACCAGAACTGGGTAACACCCGTTTACGACGTTTCCCCGGTGATGGTTGCTACTGGCCGAGCTGTCGACAGCTGCGGATTTTCCTGGAACCCAAAAATATTAGGGCATTTTCGCCGTTTATTTAGATAGACCACTCCACGATGTTGGTCGGACGGGAGAGCCATCGTAGAACTGGGTGGGACCCAGATTGGGCTTACGGTGGTGGAAAATTATGTCATC